AAGCGCATGCTTCGATTTCTTTTGCAGAAATGCCAAACCTTTCGAAAAAGCGCTTCTTTCTTCCTCCGAGATTCCGTTGCAGCACCTATCCAAGCTGACACAATCCTCAAAATGGCTCTCACAAACCGCCGTCTCCTCTCTTCCTCTCCGGCTGCTGAAGCAACTTCTGCCGAAGCYCCAAAACTCCGACTTCCACTTTGACCCCAAAGTTTCCCTCCTAGAGTCTGAATTGCTTCACTCATTTCAATGAGCCATGTCTTCCAGTTCTCTAGTCACTTCTCTGGTCTCCCAGCAAACTCCCATCAACACCAAATCTGACTCCATTCCTCTCGAACCCGGCAACGCTCCCCCCGTCATCAAGCTGCCTTTCCAAACCAAGCTTGCCTCCCTCGGCACTGCTGAGGTCTCCGACTCCGTAAGCATTGCCGCCAACGCCGCCGTCTCTTCTCTCGCCACCCCTTACCGCCACGCTCGACTCACCTCTCTCGTCGCCACCATCCACCCCAACCATCTCTCTCCCTCCAACCCAACGACCGTCTCTCTCGTTTGGGTTCCATTCAACTCTACTGCCACCTCCTCCGACATTCTCAATGTCTTTGGTGGCCAATCTTTCTGCATAGGCGGAGCTGTCAATTCTCTCGCCGCCATCTCCGTTCCCTGCAACTTGACCAACGTCAACCCCGTTATCAAATCCTCGAAACTACCACCTTCTCACCGCCTCTTTCCCAACTCGACTCCGCGTCTCCCCGCCCACCGATCTTCCTCTCCCTTCAAAGAAGTGCCTCCTCACAGCCCTCTCCGAAGTCAGCCACATACCTGAAACCAGACTGTGGTTGGCCTTACAAGAGCTTCTCCCTGACAGCCTTCTTCAAAATTCTGAAATCTCCACCTACGGCCTCTCCACCGACGTCGCTTGGAGATGGACGCAGGGAGGAGAGCGGGATCTTTGGCGGGGGAATGACGAGCAGCAATTAGCGAGGAGGGCTGGCAGGACAGGTGGAAAGGTTGGTGCAGCCAAGGGAATTGGTTGCTTTTGAGGTCTTGAAAGAGGATCTCTTTCAAATCAGGGTCGTGGGCGGGAAGGAAGAAAGCAGCGAGATTTTCGAAAGTCTCAC